CCTGAGAGAAATATTTCGTTATCAGTAGGCGGACGCTTGGGCCTACCATCTCTCCCAATGTTTGAAACCGCGTTTGCACCCGCCGCGAGCATTTGTACTAAGGCCGTTCCTCGGATAGCTTTATCTAGTCCCATGAAAATACGGTACACAACTGTGCCCGGTCCACCCTTTTCTAACCATTCTGCAACAAACTCTGGGCCATCCGGAGCTTTAAGAATGTCATCTATAGAAATTGGTATGAAATCTCTTTGATACCCTTGAACAACCTGTCCAGTATTGGGATCTACCCAGAAATTACCATGCTCTGCACCACCCTCTATTCTCCTAGCTTCGGGAGATAAACCAGCTATTCTCGTTTCTTCAGCGGCGTCCACTCCTGCTTGCAACTCGTTCTCATAATGCATAAGAACCTGCTGCCAGTCATTAACATAATACATATGGCCAAAAGGTGCCATATACCCAGGTTTTCCGAAGTTAGGATTACTCGGATCAGTTACCCAGCCATCAGGAGGTTCGATAACTACATCATTAGGATCAGGAACATCTGGATCGTCAGGATCGTCAGGACCAGGAGTACCTGGTACTGGAAGACTACCGATAGGACCATCAGAATCTATTTTTAAAGCGCGAGGCTGTGATCCTATATATGTACCAGTAACTTGCCCAGCAGAATTGAAGCTATTATAAACATTCAGATGTTCAGTACCTGGCTGAGTATCGTGTAGCTTTTGAGTGGCGGCTACATTTAATGTATCTTGTTTTACCATCCCAGGACCAGGAGTATATGGTCCAAAGACTGGATTACCTATATTGAGCCTATCTAATTCTTCCTGACTAAGCGGTTCCTGATTTGGATCTACCTGGCGGTCTACAGGTACTGAGACTGGAGCAACCCATTGAGTATATCGTGATTCAGTACCTGCTGGCGGTCTACCTCTAATCCATCCTGGTCCTGGCGTAAATCCACCACTATTAGCCGTCCATGTCTCTCCTGTAGACGGATTGTAATATGGTTCAAGCGCCATAGTACGTGGTTGTCCACTCGGCGGTGCAGTAAATCCGGGAGGCATACCACGCGATCTCTGACCTGGATTACGTTGCTGAGATCGATTAGCACCTGGACTCCATGCTTTTTCTCTTGGGCTATAAACCATATGTACTCTTTTCCTGGTTCTTTATAATTTCTTTTAAAGTCTGAAAATCTTTAAGCAGAGATAAATAACCTTGGGCTTGGAATATTTTCTGCGTATCACCAGATGCTTGTAATTCTTTAAACTTCAATTCTTTCAAATCATCTAAGTGAGCTTCCATACCTACCCAAAAAGGGCTATTTATTAAGCCATTAAGAGAAGCTCTATTCCGGGGGTTTACCTGCACCAGCACCTCCTGGAGGACCGCCAGAAAAACCAGGATCAGCTGGCATCTGGACGTTCGCAGGAGCTATAGTGCCATCACCAGTACCTGTAGATCCACCTGGGATACCAGAGTTAGCACCCATAGCACTACCTAACCCTAGAGGACCACTAGCACCTGGGGAGCCACCAAGACCCATAGCACCAGCTTGTTCAATAAGACTGGCCATAACCTTAGCTTGGTCAAGATCATTGACAGCCTCTTCTGGATCAATGTCAATGCTATAAGCATATTCTTTAAGCACAGGACCAACATTAATCCAGGGAGCAAGCATGGGATTAGAACCAAGTTGCAGGAAGCCTTGGAGCCTTTGGCTACGTACTTCCTTTTGCATAAGTGCTTCTGTTCCCATAGCCTTTACTCGTAAGTCACCCATAATACGAATATCGTTATTAAACTGCATGTTCCAATGATACAAGGCTTCACCAATGGGCTTCAGCAGATAGTCATCAATGTTCTTAACAACAGTCTTGATGTTAAGTGCAGCAGCACCCATCAACATAGACATGCCAGCAGCAGTACGTGTAGTACTCTGTACTCTGGTCTGCCCATGTGTGTATGATGGGATGCCTGTTTCCTCATCAGAAAGCTGACGGAACTTGTCAAACATCATCAAATTCTCATTCGTAGTAGAATTGAACTTGATAGAATGAACTGCTTGACCAGTGGAGCCAGCTTGACGCCTAAAGATTTTACCAGGGAAAATATCCATAGGTTGACCAGGGACGAGAGCAGTCTCATCAATATCAAACACCATGTTACCTGATAATGCCAGATTATCAATAGCCATACGTGCATGACCATTCATGATGATTGTGCTGTCAGCCATGTTCTCAGGAACACCAACACCAAAGAACTCGTGGGGATCACGTTCGTATGGGAACACATGGTAAGGGATACGTTGAGGCTGGAATGGATTAATAACCATTCGCAACAACTCACCATTGCAGACCCAGATATTTACCTGGATCTCATCAAGCTCAGTCAGTTCCTCAAAGTCAATGTCCATCCCAACTTCGATGGCAGATGCCTTATCAAACGGACCCCAGTACTCTACTACTTCATAACGATGAAGATCCTCTTCAGAATCATTCTCGTCATGCCTTAACTGATCTTCATAGTGTTGCTTAACATAACTTGGACCTTGCTCAATTGCACGGTCAAGCGCAGCAACATTAAACAGAGGTAACTTGCGTAGTTGGCGTACCTTAGACTTGGTAAGACGATGACGCTGTAACATGTAATCAAGATCATCAATATCAACACCAGAGGCTTCCGGGAAAGCATCCCAGACAGAACAGAACTCTAAGGTGGGCTTAATTTTTGTTTTGGGGGTGTAGTCTTTAGTAGATTCGCCGTTCTCATCAACTGACATCTGCCAGTACGGTACGACTTCGTTTATAGTAAATGGACCCTTAACAATACCAGTACCATACAGAACACTCTCGAATAGGGCTTTACGAAGTTCGATAGAAGCCTTTGTTTCTGTTAGCTGATCCTTAATGGTCTGCTCCATTTCCATAGCCGCAGCTTTGGCTGGAGTAACTTGAGGTTCATCAGTAGGAGCAGGACCGGCACGAAATTTCTCCACGCCCTGTTTAAACTTATCACGCAATCCACCAAGGAAATTTGCAGGTGGAACATTCTCATTCTCACGAGAACCATCTCCAGGGAAACCAAAACTAATGCCTGGTTCCTCCTCAGATGCGGGATCACCTCCCTCCTCTTTTGCTACATGTGCAAATTCGGACACCATTTCTGGACGCTCTGTAGAGTAGATGCCAAGCGGAAACTTGTTAGCACCAAAGATAACCTCATTTAGCTGACCATAAGCAGCTAAAGTTTTGGTCTTGGGAATTTTAATAAAGACTTGAGACTTCTCATCAGTACGCAAGTTACGAGAGACATTGACAATACCACGGTAATCTTCGTAAGCCGTGAGCCAACGCTTCTCAGTAACAAAACGAGCAGTCTTGGCACGTTCATAGCGATCTAGTACGAACGCTACGGCAGAAGAAACAACAAAATTAGCTTCTTGTTGTTCCTGACGCGCCTTCTTTATGTCTTCTGGTTCAATTCCCTCTACAGGACCAGAATAAAGTGATTCAGTCATTTACTACAGCGATGGACCTTTAAAGTATGATTTATTGGGGAACGAATTGTCCTCAATATCCATTCCATCGTTGTGCTTCATCATCTTACTATCTACATCTACGCCGCCTTTACTAGGAAACGATTCATCGAAAGGTCCACCATAGCCATCTGGAAGAGGGGCTTCTTTACCCACACGCCCAACATAACTAGGCTTAGTATCAGAGTTGAACGAGCCCTGTTTCGTATTGCGGTTAGCTTCATCGATTGATATATTAGGCATATTTTTCTCCTGGTTAATATCCAAATACTGGATCTAATATTGTTGGTTGTTCTTGCTGTTGAATATAACGCTTTTCATCTGGATACATAGAGTACGTGGGGCGGCTGTTTAAGCCATAACGAAAAGAATCATATAAGTGGTCCTCTAAAAACTTAGTATCTACATCTTCCGCGTTATTTCTATCTAGAGGTAGAATTGGCATAGTACGAATTAGATTACGACAGTTTCGGAAAATGATGACCCCAGGCTTACCGTCTGGGTTTTTTTCATCAGTGCTGTAAGGATCAATTTTAAGCCTTTTATGGATCTCAATCTTTCCTCGTATTCTACTACCCTTACTCTTATCCGCTTTAGTCCAGTTAACACCTTCACGTATCATTGTTTCAGCTACACTGGGTCCAGTATTACCACGCTCAGACCAACTCTCTGTGTCTAGTGGTCCTGATAGCTTTCCTGGATCATCCCACTCTAGCTCAATGATCTTCTCAGCTAGGGCTTCCGCATCTAATCCTTTTTGGTATAACTCTCTGTATGCGTATACCGTTCCTGAGTTAGAAACTGCATACCAAATTACAGCGGCGGGAGCTACGTAACCATAATCACAACTACGAAACCGATGCCAATCAGCAGGTATCTTAAAGGGTTCGCAAGTATGTCTTTGAATATCAAACTCGGGAAACGCAGTATCTTCTGCAACATTCCAATCTCCTTCTAGCAGTCGTCTACGCTGTACTTCAGGTAGTGAAGAAAGCATTGCCAGGTATTCTGGCGACTGCATCAAATATGGGTTATCCGACAAGTTAGCGGGGATAAATCTGCGCTTAAATACGGGTTTACCACGCAACTCTTTGTCTACAAAATCACTTTCAGGGTAAGAAAGAGTTCCACCTGTTTCAATATCCGTTGCCCAGAAAGGTTCATCCCATGGGGCAGGATCAATGAACATCTTCTTAACCCACCAACCACCTATTCCTCCGGGGTTGGTTGTCGCCCTCATATACGTTTTAATTGTGGGATCAGTTGTACGTAAACGAGATCTTAAATAATTCCAAACATAGGGTGTCGCATAATGGGTTAACTCATCAACACCAATCCATGTAAAGGCTTGTCCCTGGTACCTGTGAACGTCTGTATCATTCTCCACAAACGACATGATAATAAAAGCACCAGATGGAAATGTCCAACGAGACTTTTGTTGGTTCCATTTAGCCCCAGGAAATGCTTTACGATACAGGTCTTGGGACTTATCAATAAGCTCTTGCAATTCTGGCATACTCTTACGAAGTAGGATAGCTTTGCAGTTCTTATTGTGGACGTATCTTAGTGGATCAATAAGCATGGCGTAGGACTTACCACCACCAGCTGCGCCACCGTATAGAACTTCTTTCTCAGGGGCCGCTAAGAACTCAGTTTGTTTTCCTTCGTTGGGGCGGAACACAACATCATCTGATTCATGAAGCCCAACCTTAGCTTTGGGGTTGAAGCTCTCTAACTCTTCCCCAGTAATGATACCATTTTCAAGTTTCCCATCAATGGCATCAATAAACTTCTTAGCAGCCGCACTTTTCTGTTTTGCTTTAGCACTCAGTGCAATAGCTGCTTTAGCCTGTTTTCTTGCTACAGCAGCAGAGCGATTAGCAGCAAGCTTGGCTCGGTGCCTAGAGCTATACTGATACTTACGCTTAGTACGTTCTTCTTCGGGTGGCTTATCCATTTACCGCGAGGTGAGTGACTTCGCTACACCAGTGATGTTAATGGAAGAGTTTGAAGAGTATGTACCCGTAGTAGTATACTTAACACGCAAATAAGAACCAATCCAACCATTAAGAATAGTGTTATCAGCA